GCGCCATTGCCTGAATCATCATCAGCACCAGCAGATGCACCTGCACCAACACTAGCACCAGCGATTGCACCTGCATGTGCTTCTGCACCATCTTTACCGACTGTTGCTTCAGCGCCAACATATGCGTGGGTTTCTGCGCCTGCGTGTGCTTCTGTAGTAGAAGTTACTCCACCAACTTTTGAAGTGTTTGATACGCCTGCTTCTACACTTGCACCTGCTTCAACGCTTGCGGATGCCGAAGCATTACCACCAGATACTCCAGCGGATGCACCTGCGTCTGCATGTGTGTCTGCACCAACGTGTGCTTCTTGTTCGCCAACTGCATTGTGGGTAGATGTGTCTACACCAGCATGGGCTTCAACACCTGCGCCTGCACTTACACTATCTTTGGTTTGTTCTGTACCTGCGGATGCACTAGCGCCTGCGTTATCGTTACCTACTTTTACTTCTTCAGACACTATGTTACTCCATTTCTCTAATTGCATTATTTACTTGGTCACTTGATACTACACCTTCACGCAACAGTTTTTGACGATTAATCATGTGCTTTGCTTGAATCTCTTCTTTGCTTCCACCAAAGTACGGTACACAATGTCCTTCTTCAATCATAATCTCAGTGACATTTTTATCTTCAACTTTGAAGTCACCCAAGATACGTCCAAACTTACCTTTTGCATCATACGCTTCACAGATTAGAACTTGCATACTACCAATTGGGAGTAAACTCTCAAGTCTATGTTTTGCGGCTTTTCCAAAAAGTTTTTCAACTTCGTCCGAGGTTCTACTTTCAGGTGTGTCGATACCCATAATTCGCACTCGCTCCTTATGGAGCCACACCCCGAAACCAAGGTCAATGTCAACGTCAACAGTATCACCATCAACAATCTTTGTAATTTTAACATCATAACTGTAATCGCTCATTTATTTTTTCTCCTTGAGTGCCCGTAGTTCGGGGTGGTTTCTATCATCTCTCACATCAGTTGGATATTCGACAAAATTGAATTCGCCAGTTTGCGCTTCATATTTCACCTCAACATCAGCAACCTTTACTTTTCTAACTTTATCAGGCTGTACTTCAGTTTGTTCCACTTTGCTATTTCGTGCATCATCTGTGGGAACAGCATTGTCTGGAACACTACTTCCCATTTCTGCATATTGCTCAGTGTCAACTGTCTCAACTCTTCTATTGGGTCTATCATTTTGCTTCTCTTTCAGTCCTTGGTTTGCGGCAATCAAAAGTAAAATTGCCAGTGGGTCAAAGACGAATATTAACATCAAAATAACAATTCTAACAGAATCATCTAGGTTCGCCTCAGCATCATCTCCATATATCATTTCGGAGATGTATTTTATTGGTCCGAATTCTGCTTCCAGTTTTCGATACGTTGTCTCTAACTCAAACTTCTTTTCTCTGAGTTGAGTCAACTGTTCTTCAAACTGAGCAATCTGAGTTGAGTCAACTTTGATTGTTCCAATCTCGGACTGTAGTCTCGCATTCGCATCTGTAAGCACTTTGACTTCTGCCAATTGTGCATTACGCAACTCTTCTACTCTTGCTCTAACATCATCAACTCGGTCTTTGTTTCTCTCACGAAATGCATCAACTGCTTGTGAAGTTTTGCTTCCCCATGCACCATCTGGTTTAACGCCAATCAACGATTGGACTGCTTTAGTATTTCCATCTGCAATATACTTATCCAATATGATAAGTGGATTTTGTGCTTTTGCTTCTTCAATTAGTTCTGCATAACGAGTATTGATATCTGCAATTTGTTTCTTATTGTTATCAATTTGGTCGTTTTGTTTCTCATTGTTTACAACACCTGCTTCTGACAATTCCATAATACGGAATTCAATCTGTTGCATCTGGTCTTCTGTTCGCTCAAGGACTGCCAAGTTTTGGTCTGCTTCAGAGGTCTGTTGAATATGTGCCTTAGAGAGAAAACCAAAAATTCCCATACTTGTAATAAGCATGAGAACGATTACTGCAACAACAAAATACGATTTCAGTAGAACATTTGCAGTCTTCCAGTTTCGATACAACCATGATGCAGTAACCAACTTTGCAACTTCAAGTGTAGAACCCATGATAGCAACGGGAAGTACAGAAGCCGCAAATATAGTTACAAGTCCAATGATGGAGTAATATGCCGCAACCGCAGACAATGCAAGTGCAACAAAGAACACTAGATAAGTCATTGCTCTGCCCGTGTGATTGCCAACAATTTATCAATCTGAGACTGAATTGCAGGACCACGATTCTCCCACTTAATGTATTCTTTGTCTGCTGACTTTAGCAGTTTAACGAGAAGAGGCATAATCAGTTTTTCAACTTCAAGCAACTTCTCTTTAACATCTTCTTCAACTTCAGCCTTGCGGATTTCAATCTCTTTACTCTGACCAGCGATTGCATCAAGCAACATATCAATCTTGTTTTCTAATCGACTGACACCCTCAGTGTTTCCTGCAACTGCTTCTGCAACTGCTTCAGATAGACCTGGGTCTGCTTGCTTTAAATTGACTTCAGATTCATCAACTGCGCTGAATCCAAAGTCTTCGGTTAAATTTAAATATTCCTGTGGTATGTTTGACATTACCAGAAGTCCTCCAATGAGACGCCTTGTTTCTCTGCTTTCCAGTTAATCGCATCAAGTATAACCTGCAATGGTTCAACATACGACTTAGAGAATTGCAACTCATAGTCAATGTAATCATGCAGTTTCAAGTCTTTTGGTAGACTTGACGGGAATGCAATAGTATTTTGCATTGATGGATTTGGTTCTTTCAAATACAAAAACCGAATCTTCTCACCCTCTTGTACGATTGGAAAACGCTTATCAAGACCTTGTTTTTTAATCATGTGATTATACACAAGAGTACCACGAACATGCATTGGTGTACCCTTAGTGAAAATACTTACGCTACTTCTATATTTAGCCAGATTGTTCACACCCCTTGGGAATGAAATCTCTTCGGGCGGCAACTTGAAGAATTGGTCTTTGAATGTACCGATAAAAGATTGAACCTCTGTTTCAGTACCTTGCATGATAATCTTCAGTGCTTCTTTAATCTTATCACGACATACGTTTGGTGTTGAAGATTTAACTGCTTCAATGCCCATGATTTTTAACTTAGGTTCAGCATAACGAACACCTTCCATATCATAAACATTTAGAATGTATCGTTTCTTTGCAGTCCAGATGCCCTTATCAGCAATTGCCTCTCGTGCCATCTGCATCTTTTGGTCAAACGCATTTACATACGAAGCAAGAGTTTGATAAGACTTATCAATAAACGGTTCAATTTTAGTGGTAGCCACTTTATCCAAGAAGGCAACGATTTTATCAGTGTCTCCTCCATTCGGATACACATTATCAACCAACTTGTTAAAACGGATATATACCGAATCTGTATCGGACGCAACGACATAATCTTCTCCTTCAGTTTTGAGCAATTTATTCATGTACTCGTTTATATATTTCTCAATCCAACGAATGCTGACCTGACCAGATAGAGTAATCGCTTCAGCCATACGCAAATCGTAGTGACGGAAGTACTGGTTACCGATAGCGCCATAAGCAGAGTTCAACTGAATCTTCTTTGCCATCTGCGTATTGTTATATGTAGATACCTTGTATTCTAGTTCTCTACGCTTGTCGGCATTCTTTTCGACTTGCAGTTCACTTTGCGCCTGAAGCATCATCTTCTTGTATCGCTTACGGTCATCATACATCTTCTGCATCATCTCAGGCAAGAAACCTTGCTTGTCAGTGCGAAACATTGCACCGTTTGCACAGATAGTCTTACCATCCAAATGAGACAGGTCAATTTCTTGATTGAGAAGCATATCAACATTCACGTTCATACGCTCATTTTGCAACAGCGTTTCTGGTGAAATATTGTACTGCATAATCAAGTGAGGATACAGAGAGTTCAAGTCAAAAGACATAACCCATTTGTGCTGACCAACTTGTGGGTCTTTCACATATGCACCAGCGTACTTGTCATTCTTTGCAGTAGACTTTTTATCAGGCAGAACAATATAGTCTTTACGCAAGTGGTTGAAGATTAGAGTATCCCACATGCGAACCTGTGAGAATACGTCATTGATATTAACCTTAGCGTCATACGCAAGACCAATAACCATGTCAATCAACTTCATCTTTTGTTCAAGTTTATCAACAAGTTCAACGTCACGAATGTTGTATTCAATGTACTTTTGAAAGTCAGTCTTATACAACTGATGAAGGGTTTCTACTTCAGAGTAATCAAGTTTACGTTCACCAAGTTCAACGTGGCAAATGTAATCTAGGCGATAACTCTCTTGGTTGGTGTATGTAAATTTCTTGTACAGTTCAATGTAATCAAGTACAGAGATACCAGTCAAGTCATAAGAGATTAGAGTTCGACCCATCATGTTGACTTTGCGTTCGCCAACAATTTTCCAAGGCGAAAGACGTTTTGCATCTTTCTCACCCATGACCTTTGAAATACGATTGTACAGATAGGGGATATCAAAGAATTGAATGTTCCAGCCCGTGAGGATATCTGGCGCAACTGCTTCCCATACATCAAGGAACAAGCGACACATTTCGTACTCATCATCACAGTGGACGTATTCTAGTCGGTCATATGCACTACTGTCGAATGGTTGACAACCAAACACAAAGTACTTGCCTTTTGCTTTGAATGTGATTGCAGTAAGTTCTTCATCTGCTTTGTCTGGGTCTGGGAACCCGTTTTCTGAACCAACCTCAATATCAAGGTTAGCGATAACCATGTTGTATTTGTCATACTCAACAACATCTGGATATTCATCAGAGATATAGCAATATGTGTAGTTCTGATACCCGTAGATTTCAAAACCTTCTACGTCTGCATATTGCTTCACCCAATCACGAGTGTCACGAATGCCACCTGGCTGGATTGCACCAACAGGCTTGCCTTCTAGTGTTTTAAACTTAGTTGGTTTATTTGTAGGAATGAACAGCGTGGGTTTGTACGGTAGACGGTACTGTTTACGCTCACCTCTGTCATATTCTCGCACAAGCAAATTATCGCCAGATACTTGAACATTAGTATAAAATCGCATTATTTAGAACCCTCACAGTTTTATTTTCAATTCTCTCGTCAACCGTTATTTGGCAACTTAGACGACTATTATAGTCTACATTTGCTTCAATGTCAAGTGTTATTTTCTCGAATTCGTCCTGAAGTAACATGCTAAGTTCAATGTCATCAATCTGAACATGGCATGTGCCACATAGGCACTCACCACCACAATCACCCATGATGCCAAGGGCAAGCATAAGATTATCTCCTATGCTTGCCTCATGTTCCTTCTTCTCACCGTTCTGTATACTATAGAATTTTATCAATTTTAAAGAATCAGTTGCTTCTTTGGTGGTGTAATGATGCCGCTACCAAAATGAGTATTATACTCTTGCAACAAGTCACCGACGGGTGTGTTCTCAAATACAATATTCTCACTCTTAATCAAGACACCCTTATCGTCTTGCGTACCTTCAACATACGGCATCCAAGGATGAATGCCGATGCCACCTTGCCCATTGGGAATCAAAATTGCACAGTGAAGATAACGACCTTCTTTCTTTTGTGCAACAATCTCTTCGCCCGTACTCAGACGAACAATAACAACATCACTCATATTATATCCTTAATCAAACAGTTTGTCAAATGTCGCAGGACCTGCAACACCATCAGCAACGAGTCCATTTGCACTCTGCCATTCTTTTAGTTTACGTTCTGTACCTGGACCGAAGACACCATCTGCGGCGATACCAAGTCCTTCTTGCATTGCCTTAACGCCAGCACCACGCATTCCTTTGCGTAGAATACCGAAGTCATCAGAATTAACTTCTGGGTCTTCTTCACCAACATGCGTGTCATGTTCTTGGGAATGCATCTCACCCATTGCGGCAAGTGCAACTTTCCAATGATGAACTCGGTCTTCAAGTCCAATGTAACCACCATTGATGCGCTTGGTCATTGTCTTGATATCACCAGAATCAGC